TCTTATGTGATGACGATGGTAAGGTCATTGAGTTCTATATGCCCGATGAAGATTGCTCTTATATGGCTGAAAGTGTAGACGTTGATGAATTAGTGGAGGTTATATAATGTATCTAGTATCATATGGCAGTAACACAGGCTACTACGAGCAGGAGTTCCAAAGCTACGAAGAAGCCGCAAAGTTTGTAGAGGATCACGAGGATGAGTACAATGGTATGGGCATCGAATGCCTTGACGACGGTAGCAATCTTTACTGGTCTAACGAGATGAGGGATTATATTGCCAAATAAAATAGTAATACCTGATGCTGCCATACGAGAGTACAATGAGAAGTATGGCAAGTATCTACCCAAGTCAGCGAAGCGGTTAGAATTACCGTTGGTTGTAGACGAAGATGCAATGTACATAGCAGCAATGCAATCATGCCCCCACACGAGGAAGAGACATGACAACCCTAGAGAAACAAGTAGCCCTAGAATACCGCATGGTACAAAGCGGTGTTGAGCGTTACAACAAACAGAAAGATGATCTAATAACAAAAGGTTTAAGTGCTAAGACTGTACATGGTCGCACTATAATCTCAGGTGTAGTACAAGCGGTTAGTGATTCAATCACTGACTACATGCAAACAGAAACAAGCAACAGAGCTATCGCAAAGAAGCTCATTGTAGGTATGAATCCAGACACGTTAGCATTCTTAGCGTTGATTACGATCATAGATACGGTTGCCTCCTATCACACTCTCATCAAAGTCTCACGGTTAGTTGGTACACAAATAGAGACTCAAAAACGCTTAGAACTTTGGCTCCAAGAAGATGGTAACGTGGCTAAGAACATGATCAAGGCTGCTAATAAGAAATCTGATAAAGGTTTTGACCACAAGCGTCACGGTCTTAACCACAAAATCAAGTCAGATGGCTTAGACATTCCTTTTTGGACTAATGAGCAGCGTATTCACGTAGGTTTGAAGCTAATTGACTTAGTTATTAAGAACACAGGCGTTGTAAAGCTAGAAAATCGTAGGTTTAAGCGTCGTCAAGTCAATTATCTAGTACCAACTNCCACAACACTTGATTGGATACGNNCATTTAANGAGAAACATGAGTGCGCGTTGCCGAGATTCTCCCCTTGTGTCATAGAACCAAAAGATTGGGAGGGTTTTTATGGTGGTGGTTACTATTCAGAACATATTTATAGATTACCGTTAGTGAGGGTTCACCGATGAGCGCAGCAACTACAGCTTACATAGCTGACCTAGAAGAAAGAGACNTAAGTGTAGAACTTAAATGTGTCAATGCTTTACAGCGGACGCCTTGGCATGTAAATGCTTTTGTCTTAGAGGTTTTGTCTAATGTGTGGGAAAGTGGTCATTCTTGGGCAGATTTACCACCAAGAGACAACTTACCTCTACCAAAGTACCCGTTTAAATGCGAACCAGCGTTCCTAGCACCTGAACAGAGGGACGAATTCCTTAGGTTTAAGTCAGAACGCAACAAAATTCACACTTTTAACAACAAATCTATGTCTAGGCGCATTCAAGTAGAGCGTACTATTCAGATAGCAGAGGAATATGCAGCGGCTGACAACATGTGGTACGTGTGGCAGTTAGATTTTAGGGGCAGAAAGTACCCAGTGGAGTCGTTTTTATCCCCACAAAATGCCGATTACTCTAAAGCGTTGCTAGAGTTTAGTAACCCAGCCACTATAACGGACTGCACAAGACGCTCAATGGCTCGCTATACATGGTGCTAACGTCTTTGGAGTAGATAAGGTTAGCTTAGAAGATCGTGAGATGTGGGCGTACATGAATGCTGACAACGCTATCGCTGTATATGAAGATCCGTTAGAGAATAAGTGGTGGTTAGAGGCTGATAAACCTTGGCAAGCACTAGCATGGTGCAAAGAGTGGGCTGAGTACAGTGTCGCCAGAGCCAATGGGGAGCCGTATGAGACACGTCTGCCTTGTGCTAGCGATGGGACATGTAACGGCTTACAACACCTCTCAGCGATACTGAGGGACTATGAGGGCGGTCGCAGCGTTAACCTAACCCCAAGTGACAAGCCTCAGGATATATACAGTGACGTAGCTGTACGTACAACTGAGCTGCTACAGCAGGATGGCTCAGAGTTGGCGCACCAGCTCCTCTCAGTAGGCATATGCCGTAAGATATGCAAACGCCCAGTTATGATTGTGCCTTACTCAGGGACGTTACAGGCCTGCTCACAGTACATCACAGAGTCGTTGACTGATAAGTGTACAGGTGACAACCCTTGGGATGATGACTTCTTTACACCTGCTCGTTTATTGTCCAAGTATGTGTGGCAAGCTATATCAGAAGTTATAGAGTCGGCAGGTACGGTGATGTCGTACATCCAATCTATTGCTAAGCTATATGCTCAGAACAACAAACCTTTCCAATGGGTTACGCCTACCAACTTGTTAGTTGTACAGGATTATCCAGAGAGGAAGGGCAGACAGATCAAGACGCACATCAGTGGCTCTACACACAAGCTTAACTGGAAAGAGAGCCAAGAGGGTACGATTGATGTACGCAAGACTGTAAGCGGCAGCAGCCCTAACGTGACACACTCACTCGATGCTGCGGCATTGACGTTGACTGTTAACACCTGCGTCGATCTAGGTATGAAAGACTTTGCTATGGTGCATGACTCATACGGGACACACAGTCCTAACATGCCAGCACTTAATTCTGTACTTAGAGAAGAGTTCGTTAAGATGTACCAAGACTTTGACATTCTGTTTGACTTGTATCAGGGTGCAATTGTTGATTTACCGCAGGACTGTTTGATCCCTGCACCACCAGAGAAAGGAAGGTTGAAGCTAGAGGAGGTGCTACTAAGTGATTACTTTTTCTCCTAGTTTTCTAAAGTCCCCATATAGCCAGACCCCCGTTCACATTAACTATAGTAACTATTAGGAAACAAAAGATATGGCTAAAAATATATTAGTATTAGAAGGCAACGCATTATGGGCAAAGGTGTTTGAGCCTGATACTAAGTTCAACCCATTGGGTGACTACAGTATCAACATCCAGATGCCAGTAGCTGACGCTGCTGCAATGAGTGAGCAACTAGAAGGTATAGTTCAAGCTAAGTTCAATGAGGCGATTAAAGCTGATCCACGCCTCAAGAATACGCTGTCCACTACAGATGTATGTCAACCAGTGTTTGATCGTGAGACAGGTGATGACACAGGTTTAGTAGAGTTTAAGTTCAAGCTTAAAGCTAAGGTACAGAAACGTGACGGTACTTACTACGAGCAGCAACCTGCTGTGCTAGATGCTAAGAAGACCCCACTTAGTAAGGATGTACTCATAGGTAATGGGTCTAAGGTGAAGGTAGCCTTTGAACCAATCCCTTATGTAATGAGCAGCACTAAGAAAGCTGGTGTATCTTTACGTCTCAAAGCAGTACAGGTAATTGACTTAGTAGAGTATGGTAACAGTGCATCAAGTGTCTTCGATGAAGAAGATGGCTATGTAGTACCTGATACCCCAGTAGCTTCCTCAGCAGCTCCCCAAGAGGAGTTTGCAGATGCCTCTGACTTCTAGGTCTACTTTAGAAGAACGAGTCCAGCTCAACCTCAAAGCGCGTGGGATAGAGTACGAGTATGAACCTTGTAAGCTACCCTACGTGGTCGAGCGTAACTACATCCCTGATCTAAAGATTGGGGACATTTACATCGAGGTCAAAGGTTACTTCCGACAAGATGCTCAACGTAAGATGAGAAGCATGAAGGAACAACATCCTGAGCTGGACATACGTTTTCTATTCCAACGTAACAACAGCACAGTACAAGGTGCTAAGAAAAGAAAAGATGGCACCAAGATGACGTGTGCTGAGTGGGCAGAACGCCATAACTTTATATATGCAGAGGAGATTATCCCAGATGAGTGGTTCAACAGGTTATAGAATTGAAGTTGCAATTATTGATAACAGTAGTGATGCGGATGGCGCAACAGCTACTATCACGAGACGTGGCGATAATCTATCTCATGCTGATTTAGAAGAGGCGTTCACCGCTGCTATTAGAGCAGTAGGCTTTCAATCAGAAGTAGGTATTGATTGATGCCTGATCAGGAGAGTGAGTTCTTAATGCACACTCCATGTGAGAAGTGTGGCTCATCAGATGCAAACAGTTTGTACACTGATGGTCACACCTTTTGCTTTGCGTGTAATACATATGGGCAATCCCAAGAGGAAGCTAAGGTGATCGAGATTCAACCTAAAGAATTTTTAACAGGTACACACGAAGTGTTAGTCAAGCGTCGTCTCAATGAGAAGACAGTTAAGTTATGGGATTATCAAACAGGAACCTTTAATGGTCAGACAACGCAGATTGCAAATCACAAGACCAAAGACGGTAAAACTGTTGCACAGAAAATCAGAACAGCAGGTAAAAACTTCTCAGTTAGAGGAAGTATCAAAGAAGCAGGACTCTACGGACAGTGGCTATGGCGAGACGGTGGCAAGAATGTCACCATCGTTGAGGGCGAACTAGACGCTCTCTCTATGTCACAGGCCTTCGACAACAAGTGGCCTGTAGTTTCTTTAAAGACAGGCGCTGCTGGTGCTAAGAAGGACATTAAGCAAGCCCTAGAGTGGTTAGAACAGTTCGAGTCAGTAGTCTTAATGTTTGATAACGATGAGGTAGGCCAACAAGCAGCGTTAGAATGTGCGGCTCTTCTATCACCTCGTAAAGCCAAGATCGCTAAGCTACCTCTCAAAGATGCTAGTGACATGATTATGGCTGGACGTAACGCAGAGTTACTAGACTGCTTCTGGGCTGCTAAAAGTTTCCAACCAGACGGTATCATTAACGGTGCTGACTTATGGGAGGCAATATCATCAACCAAAGAAGTACAAAGTGTTCCTTATCCGTATACAGGTCTTAACGAAAAAATAGGCGGCTGTAGGTTAGGAGAGATTGTCACAGTATGTGCTGGTTCAGGCTTAGGCAAGAGTCAGCTTACGCGTGAGTTTGCTTATCATCTAATGGACTCAGGCGCTACTATTGGTTACATAGCGTTGGAGGAGTCAGCTAAGCGCACTGGTGAGGGGTTGATGTCCATCCACCTAAACAAACTTGTGCATCTTAACTACAT